CCATAGCCGTTTGAACTTTTAGTACATCTTGTGTACCTACAACTTTTACGTCTAGGAGAATATCAGCCATTTGTAGTCCTTAGATATAGAGTGTCTAGTTTCTTTATTGTTTCTACATCATAGGCGTGTAGAACATTGGCAGTCATATCTGACCACGCTTTTAACTCAGAGTAAGTAATAGGGTTTGGGCCTGAGAAGCCTGCCGTCCTTGATTGGTGTAACTGCAAGAAAAAAGACCAGACGTGCTTAAGAAGTTTTGGGAACTCTGTTGGGTTCTCTAGTCCTTCTGGTGCATGTCCGGTCATCTTCCTCACTTGTTCTAAATGCTCTTTACTTGAGATACCCTTATCATCAGTCTTTAATAGGGTAAACTCATGCTCTGCCCAATCACATAGTTGGGTACTCAGGCGGGAGTAAAAGCCTCAAAGGAATTAACCTTTTCTTGTACCTGTTCTGCAATCCAGAAGCCAGCCTTAGAATTAAACAACTCTTTAGCTTTAGCAGGGGTCAGTTTAGGCTTCTTACCACCAAAGGTAATATCCCAATCCTTAATAGCTTTAATCAATAGTTCTGTAGTAGATTCTTCCCAGTCCTGTACTGTAAACTCCTTCTGCTGATCCTTGATACGCTTATTAGCTTGTTCATAGATGCCAGCCTTGTACTCCTTAGTGTGTGGAGCATAAAGAGTAATAGTCATTGGTGTACCATCGTCATTCTCTAGTACTTTGTCAGTGCCAGGATAATGAAGTGTTACTACAATTTCATCAGAAGTGGGGATAATGTTTGAGAGATCCATTCGGGTTATATTCCTTGTCAGTTTCGGGTTAAGTTTATTTCGGGTGTCTGTTGTTAGTGGCGGAGGCAACCACCCGAAAAGTCACCCCCGCCTACCTACCTAAGTAGGATTACGTTGTGTCAGGACGCTTGATTACGAGGTTGCTTTCCTCTGTTGCATCATAGAGAGCTACAAAGGAACACTCTACAAAACGACCCTCTGGGCCACCTACGTTAGCGTCTGCACTGTTGATCTTGATGTAAGGGAACAAGAAGGTGTACTCATTAGCACCTGAGGGGTCATTAACAGATACTTGAAGAGCACTATTAGTTTCATTCAGGAAGCGGTTAATCAGGGTGGCGTCATTAAAGAAGGCTGTAAAGGAACCCTCAATAGTAGCACGACCATACTGATAACAAGGAGCGCTAGCGTCACCAATTACGAAGGTCGGGCTAAAGGCATTGTCAATACTAAAGTCAATAGCTGTAACAATAGCAGAGGCAGACAAACTACCAACATCACCAATTGACAGATCACCGGAGTAAGCATCAAAAGGAGAGGCACCAGCAGAAGCATCCTGTGTTTTCTGTGTAGCACCAATAGTCATTTCCTTACCAAGCATAGACAAGGTAGTAGTAACCATTTGGTTAGGTGCAAGAGATACACCCATAGAGGATACTGTCATACCAGTAAACAAACGGGCTTGGTCAATATCAGCAGCATAATCTTCAATAGAGAAATACTTAGGTGTAGTACCAACCTTAAGTTCATCTGGACCTACAGGTGTGTTATCCCACACGCCCATCATAGCACTTTCCAAGATGGCATCATATTCACCATCACGGAGGTCTACTACAATATCACCACCTACTTGACGGTTGCCATGGCGATCAACACGAGGCATACGATCTGCCTGAATGTCATTACCTTGGAGCCGATCTTTAGCTAGGTTCAGTGAGTGAGTAGTGAAGGGAAGGTTTTGAAAGTTACCTGCTGGTGTAGTACCAAAAGTAGCCTCAGTAATAAAAGACAGGCTGGAACGTGAGCCTTGTGCAAATTCAGTCATTAGATAGTCTCCTTAGAGGGAATTAAGAGTAGATGTACCATCAGTATGGTGGTTAGATTTTTTTAAGTTTAAGTCAGCACGTAGAACTTGAAGATTCCAAGGTACATGAAGACCACAGATGTTTTTACCCCGTAAAGGTACAATATGATCTACGTGATAATCTACACCTGTTATCTCTTGCATAAAGCAGGCCAGTTTATAGGTTCGTTGAATTTTAGCCTGTTGACTACCATTAAGCCATACGGGTGTGGCGTTATTGAGGGCAGCCCTTTTCTTAGAGGCGTAAGCCCGGTTCTTAACTTTATTGGCCCTGCGCTTAGAGTTAATAGCCTCTCGGTTATTTCTGTAATACTCTCTTGCGTAAGCAGCACTTTTTCTATCCCCAACACGAGATCGTTTAGAGTTGGTGCAAGGTTTACAGTGTGGTAGCACCCCTCCAGCATATCTTTTGTGCGGTGTGAAAGAGGTAAGGGGTAAACTCTCAGCGCAAGTCTTGCAAGTCTTACTAAGCATAAATATACCACCCAATCCTCACTGGGATACAATAGTGTGAGCCTTGTTGTACACCGAGGTCTCTCTCAGCATACCTGATACTAATAGTAGTGCCAGCATTGGTTAGGTCTGTGGTTGCCTCAAAGGCGTCTATGATGAGGTCGGCTAGATCATCTCCTACTGCTGGTCCCGTACCTTCTGGTACACAACACTCTACTAGGAAATAACCTTGGTAATACATCTGAGGATTAAGACCTCGTACTGCTGGCTCTCTTACTGTTGGAACCATCCGTACTTTAATGTATGGGGAGTTAGTGGTTGGATTAAAGCTGACATTTTCCCATGCTACAGCAGGGATACCAACAACGGAGTTAAGGGTTACTTCAAAGGTTGCTCTTATTTCTTCATAAATACTTGCCATTATCTGAACTTATCCTTTGCTGCACCAAATACTTGATACCTAGCCTCTACTTCTGTAGCATGAGGAGCACCATTCTTGAATTGAACCCTATTACTTTTTAGTATCTCTATACGCTCAATATCACTCAACATAAGGGAGTAGGCAGTATTACGATAGGATGCCATGTCTTGGTTTCTAGGTCTACCACTAGATGGAACCCTACGTATGGATCTACCACCAGAAGTATCTACTGAGAAACTCTCAGCATAGGCACCTGTATCAACTGGGACTCTTGTAGTTAAAGAGAAGGCAATGTTTTTTAGCTTACTCTTAGCCTCTTGCTCAGTCTCTTCCATGGCCCTGTCTAACTTAGCTTTAATGGATGCCTTGTTAATCCTTACTACCATTACTCTCTCACCTGACAGATATAACAGATTAGAACATCTGAATTGTATATCTTCTGTACTGACTTGATTACTACAGTATCACCAACAGTAAGGATCTGGTCCTCATTATCTGGTTCAGTAGTAGCAACACCAGAGGTATCCCTTGGAGCAATGAGAACCTTCCGATCACCCATCATAATACTGTCATTGTTAATCTCACTAAGACCATAATCAGCGAAGTACATCTTAACAGAGACATCAGTGTCCGCTACAGAGCCTAGAGCACCCGTAGAGGGGTCGTATGTACCAGAAGACTTCTTACGCAATGTAGCAGTCTTACCGCGCCTCTCTAGTAGGGTCTGGAGGTTGTAGGACAGCATGTTAGTATTCTCCAGTGTATTCTGTATCTAGGAAAGAAAACTGATCCCTACGGATGCTTGATCCAAAACGATCTGTGTTAGAGTTTACTGTATTCATAGCAGCCTTAGACAAACCACCAGCAGCAAAACCCAACCCACCAGAAATAGATTTAGCCTGGTAGTCCAATTCAGATGCCAAATCACCGTAGTGTTTTTGTAGTTGACTGTAACTCTCAGACAGTTGCCCATCTAGTTCTACATCAACAAGCCTAGCGAACTTAGCTGCAATACCTTTAGAAACCCAAGCTGCTGTAGCGTATATATTAGAGCCATTCTGTTCTAGAGCAAAAGCAATCTCTTCATCTTGTACCTGTTGGTCTAAGGTATTAGTATCACCAGTAAGGAACCTTACGGCATCAAGGCGTTCAGCAGCAGTCTCTGTGCCTAAGTTAGTGGGGTCATATGTCCAAGTCACGTTTGGTATCCTTATTGTTAATCCTATTAGTCTACTTGACTATCAACCCAAGTGCGGAACTGCTGGGCTGTAATGGGTTGTTTCCCCTCCAACACTCTGATCTTATTCTCCTGCAAAAAGCAAATCTTCAGAAGAACCTTGTTTACGGAGGTTTGATCATCGAACTCCTCCTTGATGCGGGTAACTCGCTGTGCATCACGTTCAGCAGCCAGAGCCACCTCAGCAGCCAGTTCCTCTGCGGTTTTGTTACGGACTGTCCAAGCCACGGCCCACACACCACCTACCTCTTGTGGCTGGTCTTGGGTGATAA